TCTGAAACGGGGATACCGAGTCCTGCCTTACCAGAGAGCTGAGTCTCAGTGTCAACGCCATCAACAGCCACGATCGCAGGTCCTGCCTGGACGTAGTAGGAAGCAGTGCCAACTTCACCTTCGTAGCCAACGTGGACATCTGTCGTGGTGGAGGTGTAGTTATCTCCAGTCCAAGCAGCATTTGCCTCTACGTTGACGTAGGGTCCGGCTAGGGCAGCAGCAGGTGCGAAAGCAACAGCGGCAGCTGCTGCAGCGATAGTCGTTTTGAACATTTGTTTTTACCTCGTTTGTTTACTTGCGGAATGGTTACCCGCAGATGGAAGGGGAATCGACAACTCCCCGTTTACCTCCTGTCATATTACGACAAAAGGTTAAGTATTTATACTAACAGTTTCTTCAGAATCTGTCAATCGGTTGGGTTTCTACCCAATGGGTGAAGAGGGGATTGAACCCCCGACCGCCTCCGTGTAAAGGAGATGCTCTACCGCTGAGCTATTCACCCTAGCTCCAGGAGAAGTCTCCTGGGACAAGGTTTTCTGGAACAGTGAACAGAAACTGTGCCAGACAATACCTTCCGTCACCATCTTTGAAAGCAGACTTAGTAGTTATGGGATGAGCCTGATGTAAAATAGATGATGGGAAAATCAAAACCCTATTGTTTTTAATAGGAATATCAATTTTCTCTTCATCATTGTAGAGGGTAACGTCTCCGTTGTCAAACTGCTTAGGTTCTTTGTAAAACCAAGTTAAGCATGTGACAACTGCATAGTCAAAATGTGGTTTGTAATTGTCTCCAGTCTGTGCGTAATAAGACAAGAGAGTATTACAAAGATTTGCTTTGAAATCTCTGAGGAACCAGTGACTATGAGCGCCAAAAGTTGCATTATATGTTTCGGGAGTGAACAACTTTTTACTGATAGTAAGGATATCGGAGTCTTTACTATCACGATAAACATCATCCATCCATCTGAAACGGTTCTGCTTCTTTTGCTCCCCAGAATCATACTTTGCACCATCATCAGGATGAGATTCTGGAGTGAACCACTTGTGTTCAGGTGATAGAAATTCAATCTCATTCCAAATCTTCCTGAGTTCTTCTGAAGAGTAGAACTCATCTACGATGATATAGGGAAATGATTTGTTGTAGAGATTAACTTGCATGTGATTTCTATCACAGAGCGGGTAAGGGGACTCGAACCCCTGACATTCAGCTTGGAAGGCTGACGTTCTACCACTGAACTACACCCGCTGGAGCCTCCGACAAGATTTGAACTTGCGACCTTTGCTTTACAAAAGCACTGCACTACCACTGTGCTACAGAGGCGTACTCCTCCACCTGGACTCGAACCAGGGACAGGGTGATTAACAGTCACCTGCTCTACCAACTGAGCTATAGAGGAAT